GTTGGCCTGATTTAAGGTCTCAACAATATTCATTCTTTCCCGAAGGTGCTGTATATCCATTCCTTCAAGTTCTTTGATGCCTTTGAGAAGATTTAAGAGAGAATGTGTGTCTTCTTGATCGGCTCTTCTAAGTTTATCTTTTGCAACTGCTACATCGGTTTGAATCTTTGCTTCTCTTTCACTTGCAAGACTTTCTTGAGCTTTCGCATAGCCAACCTTTGTCATATTGTCAATTTGCATTTGTTGCATTTGCATTTGGAACATTTGTTTATCTTGTTCAGCTTTTTGTTTTTCCTGTTCTTCAATTGCTTTAATTAGCTCATCTTTATTTTGCAATGTAGATGCTTCAATAATGATTTTAGCAGGTATTGGGATTTGAGTCGTTTCTCTGAAATAAAGCAATTGTGAAAGCTGCAATTGTTGTTGGGTTTCTGTTAATGCCCCTTGAATAATCTTACAACCATATTTAAGGAATAACTTAGAGTCAAATTCTTCTGTTGGTTCTTCTCCTGTAACTTGTCTTACTTTTCCAAATGTCCAAAGTTTTTGAACCATTTCAACCATGATATCACCAACAAGCCTTTGGGCTTCATCAAACTGATCAAATAATCGCGTAAGAGTCGTAATCCCTGCGCTATTTCTGAGCATCGAAATAATACCTGCTTTATCATTGATATCAGCTCCTAACATGGTTTCATTAACGCCTGTTATTCTATGCATCACATCTTGCAACATTGTCTCCATTTGAAGCATCGTTGGATCTGGCGGTATGATCTGCATTTGCTCAATGTCTGAAAGTTGAAATTTCGGATCTACAACAAGTACACGACCATTTCCAGTATTTAAAGAATCATCAGGGGTAATAAGTGCCCCTTTCTTCATCTTTATTCCTTGCTGTTGTCTTTCAAGTATATCTAGATCCGCAACTTTGCGCCTGTTGAAAAGGTATTGAGCATCCCTTAGATCTCTTGATACCCCTCTAAATTTATAACCGTAATAAGGTGTATCTGCTGTCATATATCCAAGCATCGGGACGAAAGGATATCTGTCAATTTTATAAGGATTTGCTTCATCAATTAATGTTTTATCGTTTAAAACAATCGATCTTCTAACAGTGGGTTTTGGCTTTTTTATGACCTTTAAACGGCCCTTAAACATATTCATGATATGTCGAATATCTTCTTCGTCGCCTGTGTATTCTTGACATTCTTCAGTTTCTGTATCTACCAAATATTGAGCTTCCCTAGATGATAAATACCAATACTCATCGAAAGCTATAAGGTTTGGAAATTGAATTTGATAAACTTCAGGCATGTAATAGAATTTGTCGTCTCTATATGTACCACGAGGCAATTCCATTATTTCTTCTTCAAATTGAGGATAAAGAAGAGCTGCTTCTTTTCTATCGAAGAATTGCCTTGTCCAGAAATAACGACAATCGCTCATATCATGTTTGCGAAAGAATGGATCCCACAACGCCGACTTCATATCGACATAACGAACTTTTATATCACCAGATATTGGATCATCCACATGAGTATTATAGATAGAAATAAATCCAAGACCTTGTATAAGGGCACCTTGCTCAAATGCATCAGAATAGACCTGATATGCTCCCGATTGATTGTGGATATGATATAAGCATTTTGTCATCTGATCGGCAGTCTTTTGATTGCCGTTTTTAATTGGAATGCATATAGTAGACTTTCGATTTCTTCTTTGATATCCTCCAATCATGTTAATTTGAGGTTGTATCAAGTTAAAATTGAACATTTTACGGCGATATGTGGATACCCCCGGAAATAACATACCCCATAAGTCTTGATCTCCCATCGTAAAACGTTGGTCTAGATCTGCTTGGTACCACATTGTTTGCAAAATATTGATGCAATCGTCGAAATTTTTCTGTCTCTGTTGACGAAGAGATAAGTCTTTTTCATCATCGAGGAAGAAAACGGGATCGTTATTTTTCATGATCTCACTTGAGTTTATTAACCTTACCGTGCTAAAGATAAATATTTTTAACAAGCAATTTACTAACTCTGGGGAAGCAAACGGTTTGCGTGGGCTCGTGACGTAGCGGCCCACCCCATTTATTCCGAGAAAGCTCAGGGGTTGAGCAGTGTTGACAAGTTGGTAGTTATCTGTAAAAATTATTGCGCTGTAGCTCAGAGGTATGAGCAGGAAGCTTGGTGTTAATCGGTCTACATGCTAATATTAATTTATGAATACAAAATCTATTGGTGAAAAATCAGAGGGTGTGGTGCTTGCAAAATTCTTGCAGCTTGGTTGGATTGTATTATTACCTTTTGGAGATAATCAGAGATATGATTTTGTTATAGATAGAGGGAATGGATTTGAGAAAATTCAAGTTAAAACAGCAAGATTAAAAGAAGGTTGGGTTGAATTTACTCCATATAGCTCACGAAGTCATCGAGGACAATCTAATAAAAGCTATCGAGGCGAATGTGATTATTTTGCGAGTTTCTGCCCTAAAAATGGTAAAATATATTTTTTGAAGGTCGATGATTGTTGCGAAGCTAGCGTAAAGCTTAGAATAACTCCTCCAAAAAACAATCAGAAATCTAAAATTAGATATGCTATGGATTTTGAAATTTGATGGAGAGTAGCAAAATGGTATTGCACTTCACTGTTAATGAAGAAAGTGGGGGTTCGAGTCCCTTCTCTCCAGTTTAACTTCTTGGTCGGTGGTTCGATCCCATCCAGCGCAGATAAGGAAACTATGGACATACAAGACTTACACTTATCATTAAAATATCTTCCTCGTATTAGTCCCATATTGCTTATGAGAAAGACTCGTCATAATTTCGAATATTGCATAGAACTATGCAAAAAAATAAACGTTTTGAGAGATGCTGAGGGGTTAAATAGAAAGAAATGGAGCAGAATAAAATAAATAATTGTTTAGTGCATATCATGGAAGCTGAGCGTTTGATGCGAACAGGGTCTATCGATTTGGCTTCTATAGAATTATGTCATGTTTTCGATTATCTAACAGCTTGCATTAGGAAGAAGAATCAAAAATTAGATAGATGCTATATTTGTGATGGCGTTCTTTCATCATTTTTGTTAACTCCCTTGATCGAAACAGCTAATGGATTATTTCAATGTTGCAAGGAATGTGCTGACAAAGAGTTTCCAGGATGGGAAGAAGATAAATCTGAAGAAATGGAGCAGGATTAAATGAAATTTACGATTTGTCTGATTGAAGACGTTTTCAATTTTGAAGCTCATTGTTTCGAGGTAAAGGAAGGTTATCTCAATCTTTATGATTCAGAAGGTTGTCGGATAGCTTGCTATAAACCTGACTATTGGCAATCGATTGAACAGGTTCAGGAAAAAATTGAAGAGGATTAGATGATACGTGATTACTTGATGAATAATTATTCAGGGGATAGGGCGAAAATAGCTTTTTAACTAACATAACCTATGATATCAGACGTAGCCCCCCTTTTCTCTTGATAAAGTAAGATTACACCCCTTGTTTCAAACAAATTTGCAGAAAAGAAGTGGGTTTTTGGAAGAACGATGGTGGAATTATAATAAATGTAGAGAAAGGATATGAACGCAAAAGAAAACCGTGATCTTTGCGATAAGATAGGAGAAGCTGTATCAGATATCATCTTAAACAGCAATATAGACTCAAGATATCTAATTCCATGTTTTACAGGTCTTATTTGGGCTACGATTGCACAGCTTGACACTAAGGAACAGATTAAAGCTTTAATGAATATCAACCACAGACTCATTGAAATGATCGAACAACAAAAACCTAAATGTTAAAAAGGAAATTTATGGGTATTACAGAAGTTATTACTGTTTTTGCAATTGTTGCCACAAATTTAGGCACTGTTATTGCCTTGTACTGTCAAACAGATAGAAAATTAGATGCAATTCATCAAGAAATGAAAGACTTTCATGATAGATTGTGCGCTATTGAGGAGAGGAATAAGAAATGATCCCACTACAACGAAGCCCAAAATTTGACTATATTGACGACGATGGTAATTATTTCCGACAAGGAAGGCTTGTACTAGAATCTCAATCAGATCTATCCATTGTTCCCGAAGAAGAAGAAGGAATCTTTGATTTTGAGCCTCAGAGAGAAGAAAAAGAAATAACTATCCAGATCGATAACAAAATCAGCACTCTCAAAGTCATTGCAAAAAACGATGAAGTAAAAGAAAAGATTAAATTCTTCGAAGGCCTGGGATACGAAAAGATCACAGAATATCCCTATAAGATTAATCAAATAGCAATCATTTTTAGAAGAGTTATCAATGAGTCCTTCGTTTGACCTATCTTACAAGACTATTCGTACAGATGCGGCTAACCGGCAAAATGTCATCAATGAGGTTTATGGTCAGGGCTGGCGTTTTGTACGACAAGATAACCATATCGATGGACGTATCTCGTTAGTATTCTGGAAGATGATACCCATAAAATCCGCGAATCTATAGTATAGAGTAAACCAAAAGGTTTGCTATGATGCCTTACGATCCACTGACAATGAAGACCGTGGTTTCTAATCCATGGAAAAAAGACCAAACGATAGATGATAACACCCGCGACGGCTGGAAGTATTTAAGGCAAGAAAAGATCACACGAGGAAAAGTGGCTATTGTATTTATAAAGACTCAGGCAAAATGAAGCGTGATCCAATCTAAAAAATTTTGCTAAGCTACTTCTTTTTTGAAAGCGTTGTTTCAGAATGAATCCTCATAATCATCACGTCTGTATCGTCTACTTTAACGTTTTGTCTTACATTTTTTGTCTTGCGTTTTGGAAAGTTAAAACAGCAACTGCAATTGCAGCTATCTTCTAATTCAACATCAACAGTGCTATGAACGGGAATGGAGAGAGGAGCGGTCATGATAGACCTCCTTGTTGTCTTCATTTTATCATAAGCCAATTTATTCATCAAATTATCAACATATTTCTTGAATTTCTGCTCTAAAAGCAGTATATCTTGTTCTTGAGTTAAAATAATGTTTTAACAAGCAGGAGCAAACATTATGCATAAAGAAAAATCTTATCCAAAACATTCAGGCGAAAACAACACTCGTCCGAATAAAGCAGAAAGAGAAGGCAGCCGTCTTAAGTCTACTAATCCAGATAAAGGACCTGCAATGATTACTGGCCAACATCATTTTGATAAAGGTTACGAATCAGACTCTGACGTGTTTGAGCGCAATGAAGCATATCCTGGAGATATGCAAAGAGGCAATGAATACGTAAAACATAATCGTGAGATTATCTCCCGCGATTCTAAGAAGCTAAAGCGTTCAGAATTTACTAAGATTGCTTAATGAGCGCATTACCTTATGAGTCTTCAGGACAGCAATTAGGGGAAACTCGAGTTGCATTGACTCGTACTTTAATGAGCGAGCATATTCCTGCAGCTATTGAAAAATGTAAACATATGCAGGAAAAATATTACATTTTGGTTCATTCCAAACCATGTCCTGAACAAATGGATAGCGTTAATATCTCTGTAAGAGGAGTTATGATCCCTCCAGGGAAAAAAAAGATTAAACAATCCATTATTGCAGGAATCCCGATTAAGCCCCACATGATGCTATCTACAATACTTTTTGGTGTTGATAACCAAAAAGGGATTTTGACGATAGAGTGGGCGCTTCCAGGAGATTGGCCAACATGGTCAGTTGGAGGAACAAATGAACCAATACCTGAAACCATAGCTAGCATAGAAGAGTCGGGAATTAAGTATTATTATGATGACTTTCTCCCTACCTAAATATAGTTATTGGAACCATCCATTAGGATCAATAGTCATAGAATGGATTCCATTGAAAAGAAGAAATTAAATTTGAATTAAATGACAACTTTATTTTTTTAGCGTCGACGGCCTCCAATGCGGAGTTTTAACGGTCGCTAATGGGCATAAATCGAGCTGGTGCCAGGCTCAAAGGAAAAATAAATGTCAGAAGATAATGAAGTGCAAGAAGAGGTTTCTGCACAAGAAGACGTAGTCCAAGAAGTAGTCGAGAATAATCCGGATCCTGTAAAGGAGGATCCGAATGCAATTAACTGGAGACAAGCAAACGAAGTCATGAGGCTGCAAAAGCAGCGGATTGAAGAGCTAGAAAGAGATCGCCAAGAACGCTCTCAAGTAAAAGCCCCGGAAGAAGAACCGGATGAGTTTGCTAATGAAGATCCGGACAATTACATAACTGTTGAGAAAGCCCGTAAAATGGCAGAAAAAGCCGCCGAAAAAAAGGCGAAGGCCTACGCTCAACAGGCAGTACAAGAGTATGCACAGCAGCAGAGTGTCGCAATCTCTGAAGAGCGTGCAAGGACCAAGTACGATGATTACGATTATGTAATGGAAAACTATGCTCTTCCAATGATTAAAAACGACCCGGCCTTAGCTTACAAGATTCAACAGTCTAAAAATCCCGCTGAAACTGCTTATAAGCTTGGTAAATTATCAGACAGTTACGAGGAAACCATGACAAAATCAGCTCCTAGCCCAAAAGCCGAAAAGATATTGAAAAATAGCCAACGGCCTACAAGCTCGAATGCTGCTGGGGCCCTTAAAACTCAAGCTGAAAAATACGCTAGCATGAGCCAAGCGGATATTTGGGCAGAATCTCAGAAGTATGCAAGACGGGCTTAAATTGGATTTAAGCAATGACGATTACTACAAGTAACGCGCTACCTCCGCCAGTCCAACAATGGTTTGATAACGTTTTGTTATCAAGACCAATGCCAAAACTGATTCACAAGCAGATGGCGCTAAAAAAAGAACTACCGCCAAACAGCGGTCGTATCGCTAGATATCGTAGATATACGAACCTAGCTACAGCTACTGTACCACTTCCAGATTCTGGGTTAACTCCTCCAGGACAAATCTTGAGTGCTATAGATATTGATGCAAGACTTGATTTTTACGGTAATATAGGGGAGCTGTTAGCAGCTTAGAGGTGCCGTAAATGGTGATTGCCCCGCGTGACCTACGTAACAATCACCGATTCGGTTTGTATAAACTGGCCGAATTTAAATCTGACCTAATTGACTTGGACCCCCTAACGTAAAGCCGAGGGCGACAAGGCGGAAGGACGAGAAGTACCACGATGGTTAAGAATATGAAGTTGTTCAATACATTCAGCTCTAATCTTTTTGATATCCTCAGGGATTTCCATTCTAGATGTGCGCTTTGGATCGAATGTACTTCTAAATCTAAGCATAACGTGTGCTTGTTTATGACGAGATCTTAAATAAGGAATAATAGCATGAATCACACTGACCATAGCATTTCCGCTAATGGACCACATGTGAGAAGGTTTATGTCCTGGAACTCTATGATGAACATGGCGACTACCTCCAAAGGTGTCTTTAAGCCATATAATCATATTCTCATCGGTATTTGTAATGCAAATTTTGCACAAATAATGAGAG